GGCCGCGTGGTGCAGTATTACGTGCTGGAAGACCACCCGAGCGACGGCGAGGTGTCGCGCTACCGCGTGCTCCCCGCGAACCGGGTCGTGCATCTCGCGCATCGGTCGCGCCCGCAGCAGACGCGCGGGGTGACACCGCTCGCGCCGATCATGACGCTGCTCCAGCACCTCGACAAGACCGACGAGGCCATCGTCGTGCTGAACCGCGTCACGGCCTCGAAGATGGGCGCGCTGATCCCCGGCGCCGACGCGCAGCCGATCGACAGCGCCGACGGCACGCCGCCGATGATCGAGCAGGCGCCGGGCGAGTGGTGGACGCTGCCGACCGGCTGGGACGTCAAGATGTTGGACCCCGGCCAGCCCACGCAGGAATACGACGTCTTCGCCAAGCATCTCCAGCGGAAGATCGCGGCCGGGCTCAACGTGTCCTACGAGTCGCTCACCGGCGACATGAGCAGCGCGACGTATTCGTCGGCGCGCATGGCGCTGTTGGTCGAGCGTGACGCGTGGCAGGGCTTGCAGACGCAGTTCGTCGAGACGGTGTGCGAGCCGGTGTATCGGCTGTTCCTGCAAACGGCACCGTTCCTGTACGCGTTCGAGCTGCCGGTGAATCAGAGCCCCGACACGGTGGCCGAAGCGTCGATCTGGCACCCGCGGCGCTGGCCGTGGGTGGACCCGCTTAAGGACGCGCAGGGGCTCGAGGTGCTGCTCTCGCTCGGCCTCACCACGCGCACGCGCGAGGCGAACAAGCAGGGGCTGTCGTTCGCCGATCTCGTGGCCGAACGCGCCGCCGAAGAGCAGCTCTTGGCCGACGCCGGCGTCACGCTGGGCGATGCCCCGGCGGCGCCGGCGGACCAGCCCGCAGACGCCACCGCGTCCGATCCGACCCGTTCCCTGAGGGTAGCATGACTCCCCCGACGACAGAAACCCGCGCGCTCGCCTGTGAACTGGCGATCGACACGCGGGCGCTCAAGGCCCGCGCTGACGGTGACGTGCGCGTGCCGGTGGCGATTTCCAGCGAAGCCCCCGTGCTGCGCTACGACTTCGCGAACGGCACGCGGTACTACGAGGTGCTCGATCACAGCGCCGCGGCCGTGAACATGGCGTGGGCGCAGCGCGGCGTCCCGCTGCTGCTGTCGCACGATTCGCGCGATCAGTACGGCCTCGTGACCGACCTCACGATCGGCGACGATCGCAAACTGCGCGGCTGGATCAAGTTCTCGCGCGGCCAGAAGGCGCAGGAAATCCGCCAGGACATCGAGGACGGCATCCGCCCGATGGTCTCGGTCGGCTACAGCACCGGCGAGGACTACACCGAAGACGGCCGCGCCGCCGACGGGATCGAGATCCGCCGCTTCACGAACTGGACGGTCTTCGAAGTGTCGACCGTGCCCATTCCGGCCGATCCGTCGGTCGGCATCGGTCGCTCGCATCCGGCGAGCGACATTCACACTCCAGCGGCCACCATGGCCGGGAGCGAACACATGGAGACCACCACGGTCCCCACCGCGCCGGCCGCCCCGGCTCCGGTGGCCCTGCCCGAGACGACGGCAGGGGAAACGCGGTCGCGCGAAGCGACCATCTTCGCCTTCGCCGCTTCGGCGGGGCTTAACGCGCGTGACGCGCAGGCCCTCGTAGCATCGGGCCGTGACGCCGAGTCGATCGGCAAGGAGCTGCTGGAGCGTATGAACAAGGAAGCCAACCACTACGCCGCGCCCACGCCGGCGGTCGAGCTCACCGAGCGCGAGCAGAGCCAGTACTCGCTGATGCGCGCCCTGAACGGCATCGCCGCCGGCCGCCGCAGCGGCTTCGAATTCGAGGTGTCCGACGAGTTCGCGCGCCAGACCGGCCGCAGCTACACGAACGACAACTCGTTCTTCCTCCCGCTGAACCTGCGCACGCAGCTCAGCGTCGGCACGAGCAACAAGGGCCCGGAACTCCGCGGCACCGAGCAGCGCCCCGAACTGATCGAGCTCCTCCGTCAGCGCTCGCTTGCGATCGGCACCCTCGGCGCGCGCTTTATGCCCGGCCTCGTGGGCAATGTGGCGTTCCCGCGCCAGACGGCCGGCGTCACGGCCACGTGGGTGGCGGAAGCCCCCGGCTCCGACATGTCGCTCTCGTCGCTCTCGCTCGACCAGGTGACGCTGAGCCCCAAGACGCTTCAGGCCTCGACCACGGTCTCGCGTCAGCTCCTCGCGCAGAGCACGCCGGCCGCCGACCAGATCGTGTTCGACGACCTAATCGCGCAGCACGCGGTGGCGATCGACGCGGCGGTGCTCTACGGCACCGGCGCCTCGAACCAGCCGACCGGCGTGGGCGTGGCGAGCGGCACAAACCTCATCGCGATGGGCACGAACGGCGCGCAGGCCTCGCTCGCCAAGATCCTCGAAGGCCTGAAGGAGATCGAGATCGACAACGCGATGACCGATAACGTCAGCTTCGTGACGACGCCGGGCATCAAGTTCTCGATGAAGGCGATCCCGCGCATCGCCTCGACCGACAGCATCACGCTGTGGGACCGCAACAACACCGTCGAAGGCCTGCCGGCCTACTCGACCAACAACCTGCCGTCGACCCTGACGAAGGGCTCGGCCTCGGGCACGGCGCACGCCGCCGTGATCGGCGACTTCTCGCAGGTGATGGTGGGCGAGTGGGGCGCCGGCGCCGAGATCATCGTCGACCCGTACACGCTCGCGCGTCGCAACCTGATCCAGATCACGTCGATCCAGTTCGCCGACGTGCAGGTCCGCATCCCGTCGGCGTTCGCGGTGTACCGCGACCTGCTCGTCTAATGCGGGTGCTGATGCGCCGCGGCACCGTGGGGCCTGACGGCTCTGCGTGTGAAGTCGGGGAGGTCTATGACCTGCCCGACGCCGTGGCGCGTCAATGGATCATGATCGGGCGGGCCGTCGTCGTGTCGGACGATGCGCCCGCGCCGGTGGTCGACGTGCAGCACGCCGAACCGCCCAAGCGGAAGCGGCGCTAATGCCGATCGACACCGCCGCGTGGACGCGCACCCTGCTGCAAAGCGCCCCCGACGCGAAGGTCATCGCGCTCGGGTCGCAGCGCACGTTCGGGTTGCTCGATGACGATGAACAGATGGCCGACGACGGCAGCGGGCAGCCGGTGACCGTGCGGACTCGGCAGGTGACGGTGGCGGCCAACAGCCTCACCGGCGTCATCGACGGCGCGTCGGTCACGGTCGGCGGCACCCGGTACACGGTGCGCGGCCGGCCGATGCCGCGTGAGAACGGCGACCTCTGGACGTTTCGGGTGACGTCGTGATCCTCGAGACGGTCCGCATCATCGCCGACTGGTTGAGCGATGCCACGTACGGCATCAACGCGGTACGCACGGCGGTCCCCAAAGATACCGGCGTCACCGACTTTCCCGCGGTCACGATCCTCGACTCGACGCGCGACGGGCGGGTGGCCCGCGGCGGCGTGCCGAATCTGAACGCGGCCGAGTTCCCCTGTCTGCTCGTCTCGCCGGCCGATCAGCCGGTCGAGCAGCAGGCGCCAAGCGTGCGCCCGTTTCCGCCCGACGCGACGGTCACGGTGCTCGTGCGCTACGCCACCACGCAGCTCGACACGGCGAAAGCCGAGCGGGATGCGTCGCAGACGATCAAGGCGATCTGGTGGCAGGTGCCGCAGTTGCTGTTGACGAGCGCGGGCGAGACCGCCCGCACCCGCGCGAACGTGCAGCTCTACGGCATTCCAACGATGCAGGCCGCCACGCTGTACGAGTCGGCCAACGATACCACTGTCACCGGCGGCGTCCTCGTGACGTGCCGCGTGCGCTACTTGGGCCCGTGAGATGGACTACTTCCAGTTCGAGACACCGAGCGGTGAGGTGATCCGCCTCCCGTTCCCTTTCGCCCTCCCGCTCGACGAGCGCGAGACCTACATGGCCGACGCAATCGCGGCCCACGCCACGCCTTCCGAGGACTAATCCATGCCGACAGCGGCACGATTGAACCAGGTCATCGGCATCCTCGCGAAAGAGGAAGCCGACTACGGCACCGCCGAAACGCTGAGCAACA